CGCTCTGACATTGGCAGAGTACAATTGGTTGAAGGATGCTCTATTGCCTAGGGAGCTTGTGTTGCAGAACAACGGCAACGCTAAACACCTGGCCCATCGAACGCACGCTCTTGCAGCTTTTATGACAGACTATGCTACCAAAAAGTTTGTTCAATTGGCTCGCAAGTACACTCGTGCTGTCGATGTAGGTGGAGGTTATGATTATACACCGGCGGATGGTACACACATATGTGCCCGTATTCTAACCGATCGTGAAAAATCACGATATACCCACAGTGCAGTTCGTCAGAATAACGATGAATTGTTTCAAACCGCCCGCGGCAACAATCAGCTGACTGTTTGCCACTCAGGTGCAGAAAATTGCACCTTTAGAGCACCTTATTGTTATAGTGTCAACGCCAATTATGATATCGATCTCAACAAATTGGCAGACATTTTCAACATACATCAAGCAATTGTGTATGATGTAGCAATGTTTTTACCAGCAGTGCTAAACAATAAGAAGATCAACATCCCATCACCAGTTTACAATATTAAACTGAGTGGTAATCGTGTGCAATTTTACTTCAACGACGGAAGTAACGGCTATTGTCATGATTATAACGTATGGAGATCATATTTGGTGGTTAATCGCATCAGATGCAAAGATTTCGATATCGTCTCTGAGATTGTTGATAATATCTCCGATTTTTTCATCCTTAGGTTCACTCGTATAGAACACCCATGTGCGAACGAACAGTTATTTCGTGTGTTTGATTTTACCAATATATACCACAAACAATATTCTGTGGTGCCTAACATAATTAAAACTATGCATGGTGTTATTGGTAATTATAACGCGAGTTACATTGTCAGTGAAACAGACTTTGTACATAACGCCATAACATACGGTTTAAAACTAACTAAGGAAGCTTTCGCTTATCCGGCGTTCAACACACACTGTATCGCTTTTAGCAAAAGTTTGATATATGGCGCGGATAATGAATTAGTGTATCAGGGCATTGCCAATAGGAATGAATCATTCAATGAACTTGTTTTGAATTTGTTTCTATACGTTGCGATCCGACGTTGCGATGTTACACAAACCATTAAAACTGTTTTTAGCAAGATTAACAGAGATCAAAAGCGTGGTTTCTTTAATCGTAGCTGGGTCAATTTTAAAACAATGATCAAGCAGTCTCAGTCAGAATTTCTTGACACGTGGTTGAATACATACGAAAGCGTAGATGATATGGATCATTTGGAGAAAATCGTATCTAACTTGATGCATGTTAGAGTTGTTAATCTACAATATTATATGTATGAGAACATCCCCCATTCCACACGATCCTTTGATGCTATCAAAGCGGAGTGGTCCATGCATAATGAATCAGACTTTAAAACAGAGTCAGTTTTCAACGTAGATCCTGCACAAGTGAAAACGGAATCCACCAACAACAAGGAACCCGTTCGAGAAGATGCGATTGTTGATACAAAAGTCGTACACGTGCCAGCCGTTGAGCACGAACCGAAGAATAAATTCGGCGATGGGCAATGTGCATATCTTGCTTTGCAGAGCGCTATGCATTCTGTGGATAAAACTGCACTCAGGTTCAACCCCACCCCGGAAGAACGTGAGAAATTTTTGGAACTTTCATACCACCATCGTAATCTGAAAGATGATAAGGCTTCTGCCATAATCAGTTTCGATACGGACCCCACCTCTGTACGCTTACTCGATGCTGAATCAACTTGGCTGAGTTTGGAGGAAATTTTTCTAATTGCTTTTATCAACAATGAGAACTGTGTTGTCATTAATCGCAGACAGAATTCGGTGTCCACGTTTCGTATGAAACCAGGTCTTATTAATTTGAAAATATGCCATGACGGAGAAGCACATTGGTATTTTACCAAATTCGTTGGCGGATACAAACTGATCGTGTCCACGACCAACCAACTTCTCCACACTAATTTGCGAGTTATGGATACCATTTATCTATTAAAAGAGAAAACTGGTAACCATATGTCACTTAAGATGGGTGAGTTGTATGATTTCATCAACACCATCGGTAGTGGTCGTGAAAGAGTGGTTGATTTAACGGCTGCTCCAGGTCATTTAGGCGTAGTTTTTGAATGTTCCAAACAAGGGGGACGTTATCATCCGTACACCATTAATAATAAACTCAAGTGCATGGATTTCAAGTTCACTAACGCACATAAATATTATGAAAATTTAAGTGACATATCATTTCAACCTGATGATATTATAGTGATTGACTTGTTTCTGCACGAGTTTCATCTTATGTTGGATTTGCTTGATAAAATAGAACTAACCAACCATTTAATCATTAAGAGCGACCCGTATCGAACTGGGGGCCTAGTATTTCCGTTTAAAAATTTTAAATTTACACAAGTTTTTAAAATGGATAACTCTTTGATACAAAGTGGTGAGTTGTACTATTATCTCAGTGGTTTTATGAAGAATTTAAAACCTTCGAATAAAATCACTAAATTGGACGTTGATCGTATTAACAACAGGGATCACGTTATATCAAGAAGTAATTTCCTTGATAAGAGTAAGGATGATATAGTTGCACAACAATCCATGATCGCGAAAGATTTTAACACTTATGTTAAATTCACTGTAGATGAACAATCTTATATTAAGTTCATCACAGACAATAATTTAAGCAGTCTACCAAAACCTGACGACTTCGCACTTTATTGTTTCAACGGCATGGGTGGCTCACGCAAGACACAGCGTGTAGTAAATGTGTACAAGACCGGTACAGATTTTATAGTTAGTCCGATTCGATCACAAGCAGACAATTTGATGCCAGGAGGATCACAATCTAAGAGTGATATATATACGTACATCGTATTAATCCGGCATTTGCAAACGAACCCCACAGTTAAGATTCGTCATTTATATATAGATGAATGTTTTGCTATGCAGCCATCAGCTATTGCGTATTATTATGCATTGAAGTTGGTTGGACGCATTGAGCATATACATCTGATGGGTGATTCAAAACAAATTGGACCTTACTGCAAAGATAACACCACTTTGCAATTTGAATTGACTAATTATCTTGCTGAGACGCATAGAACCCCACAAGACGTAACGCGCATGTTTGATACATATATTCCAAATGCACGCACAACGTCAAAGATCGTCACGTCATATAGAACGATCACTGATTTAAAAGGTCACGTGGTCGATATCGCTCTAGCATTTACCCAAGACGGCAAACATTACTTGGCGGAAAAAGGCTATAAGAGCATGACAGTTAACGAATCGCAGGGAATGACTTTCAGCAAAGTATTACTGTACTTAGATGATTACAGCTACGTACAAGCCATCAACAAAACCGAATCAATACGTCACGTATATGTCGGTGCATCATACATAAAGATGAACTGTTGGTATACGGTGCAAGTACACCTGATTTACAGGTCTTATTGACTGTTCAAGGAGCTCCTATCGAAAACATAATTGAGGAAGCCTGTATACCACTTGTCACCGAACCACAGATCATCATGGATGATGTTAAAAGAGAATGGCGTGGCTATGACCCCAAAACGGTTACTACTCGAGATTCTATCATTGATATCCTCTGTAATTTGAACGAAAGGAAAAATTTCACACACAGCACCGATATACGTATCGAACCACTAAAACTGAAACAGATTGATGGAACACAGATGAAAATTTCTGATGGTGTGTTACATCCCGTCGATGTTAGTATTAAAGGTGGAAAATTATCGGACCATCGCTTTGTGTTACCTTATTACAGCAAAGATAGCTTTGGCACTTTAAATACACAGATAGCGCGTTATGCTACCACTCGAGCTAGTCTAGCACCGGAGCATTATAAAAATTTACGAACTGGTTTATCTAAGTTTGTGGATTTATCTAAATTTAAAAGACTTAAGGTTGACGATGACCGATTAACAAAGCATTTTGTCAATTATATCATCGAATTGCAGAAGAAAATCAAACCTGCAACAACTGATGTTGGTCTAGTTTTAGAAGCACAAGGTGTAGTACGTCGCAATCTAGTTGGTAAAAGTGATGGTTTGTGTTACGATGAGCCAGGTAAGATAGAATATTATGTTCTTGATGAAGATGATGAAAATCTAGAATTGGTGCCAATGAACAATCTTAAGAACATTGTAGGGCAAGTCAGTTCAATCATCAATCGTAAGAACCCAGTAGACATGTTTGAGGTTGACTTAAATAACATCAAAAGTCGTATGATCACTTTCACTATGAAAAAGCAAAATAAACATGACCCGAGCGGCTTGAAAGAGACCAAATCTAAAGCAGGTCAGGGCGTCAGCGCTTGGAGTAAAGTGTTGAATTTGTTTTTTTGTGCTTATTCACGATATTTGACGGAGTGTGTTTTCGAATGCATGAATGAAAACGTACAGTTAGCATTTAATAAAAGTGATGCAGAATTGTCAGTTTTCTTTGCTGGTTATAAAGATCAATATCTCAGCGAAAAATACGTCAATTGTAATTGTGATTTTAGTGAAATGGATGTGTCACATACAAAAAGCATGGTAGAGTTAGAGTTGGAATTGTTTGGTTTATTGGGTGTGAACTATAAAATTATCGACTTCTACTCCACTATGCGTAAAAAATGGTGTAACTTGTATCAGTGCAAAGAAGGTATCACTATGCTGCACGGAGAATATATGCAACATTCTGGCCAACCACTTACTATCTGTGGTAACACACTTCTGAACATGGCTGTGCTTGGCTATGCATACCGCATTGAAAACATGTTATACGCATCGTTTAAGGGTGACGACTCCACTATACGTGCAAAGAAGATCAGCACCGTAACGGGTCGTAAAACTGCTATATACGCTGAGCATGGATATAAATTAAAAATTAGCTTTGAGAGGGTGTCGGAATTCATTGCTAATTTTATAACACCACATGGTTTTTTTCCAGATGTTGTGCGTAGGGCAGTTAAGGCTGTTAGTAAAGTGTACGAAGACGAGGAATCGTGGGAGGAATCACGTGTAAACTTAAAAGA